CTGCAACCGATTGTATCAGTTGGAGTTAGAAAGAACCAGAATGGAAATTCAAAAACTAAAAGCAGAAATGCAACAGTTGAGAAATTTGAAGTTCGAAGGAGATGAATAATGGCTGAGATGGAGTTTGGAGGAGTAACCTTCAAAGGTGGTAAGATGATGGTCTTACTGACTGCTTTGTCTACGCTGGGTGGTGCATCGTGGGGAGTATTTGAGTTCTATAAAGACTATATGGATATGAAAGAGATCATCCAGAATATAGACACTGACGCAATAGAAGTAAGAAACAATGAGATAGAAGTAAAACTTGATAACGTGTTGATGACTGTGGATGAAGCCATAGACTATTCACGAAGTATCAAGAATGATCTGCGAGACGATTTCAACAGAATGGAAAAGAATGTTGATCGTATCGAAGATCAAAATAGAGAAATGCAGGATGATGTCAGAGCAATGATTGACAAAGCATCCGAACGGTTTGACACAAAAAGAGAGAGTTTACAAACTGACACTGAACTGAAGATCAATGCTCTTGAAGATCGCCTTAATAAAAAAATACAGAATGTGCTTGATAATCCTTTAACAGACTAAGGAGAGAGACATGAGAGTTAGAGTAACATTTACGAATGGTACGGCGATGTTTGGAAAAATGAGCATACCATCCAATGCAACATTGGGTGATGTGCTGAACGATACTAGTGGACCCTTTGTGGTCTTTATACAGCCTAACGAGAAAGAAGTCCTATTGAACAAACAAGCGATTGCTTACATCGTAGAAGATCCTTTAGATTAATATACATACTATGACTTGATAGACTTTTAGGCATTTCATGCAACTGTTTGATGAATTAAATGAAGACAATTTTTTACTTTTTGCGGCTAAGAATTATTACAATCCTCGCTGTATAGACGCAGAAGAATTTTATGAAGATCTAAAACGTTTCAAGTACATAAAACGTCTTATCACGAGGTTCACTGAGACTGATCAATTATCGGTGAACCTCATGATGAATCACCTCATCATTATTTTTAACGTCTTTGACGTGGGATCTGGCCTCAAGATGCTGGAATATAAATTGAGCCGTGAGCAATTCAGCATTGTCAAACCCTTTCTTATTTACCTCAAGTTGATTGAAAACTCAGAATTGACCGGCATACGTATGAATATGAAGGTCGTGGAACAACTGAGAAACCTTAAATGAAAAAACTAATCTATCAATATTATTTGATGGACGACAACACACGACCATTGTCGCTCTGGGCTCAATGGGGGCAGTGGTCAGTAAAGAAGTATGCCGAGAAGTATGGATGGGACTATGAGTTTAGTCAGACACCTTGGCACACTGAAGGACCAGATACGTTTATTAATCCTTCGGATGGTGTACCCCCCGCGTGTCGTTGGTTTGATATTAGTCGTGTGTGGGAAGATCCGTATTTTGATCAATGGGATCAAGTATTATTTTTAGATCTAGACATTGTTATTCATCCACGATCACCTGATATATCGTTAATTAATCCGAGACATGTTGCTGGTTGGATTGAATGTGTTCCACCAGGAGCCAACGGTGGACCTAGTTATGATCGCCCGGGTAAACATGCCGATATATTAGCGAATGCCATGGAGTACATAGGTTCGCCGCATCCATATCCAGTATTTGAAGCAACCGGTGTTACACGAATATGTAATAGTGGTGTGCTATTGTGGTCAAAAGAAGCCCGTCTGATTGCACGAGAAAAGTTTGGCACAGAGTATTGGAAATGGTGGGGTATGAGAGAGACTCACGATTACCCTCGTTGGTTGTGTTTAGATCAAATCTATGTGAGTGCTATGATGAACAAGTATGGCTTGGATCTTGTTGAGTTAAATTGGAAATGGAATTCTTGTCCAACTAACTGGAATAAACTACCACAACCTGCATCATATTTCTATCACTTCAGTAATGAACGCAAAAAAATGGTGGACACGTGGTGCAAACAAACGTGGGGTGACGATCACGATTTTGTTCCGTATAAATAGATACACAGAAAGAGGATATAAACGTGTCATTAGCAAATAGAGCGGGCGATTTATATTTTACGTTTAGATTTTTAAAGTTGTTGACCACGCCATGGATTGATACTGAGGCGTACAAACTGGGTCTTATAGATGACAACGGCAAGAGACTAAAGAGTAAGAAAATACAATCGTCCGAAGAAAAAGATGCTTACACATCATTCATGAGAGTGGTGTTTAACATGAAGAGGCTGATTCAAAAACTGCCTGGTGGTAGTAATAAGATCGCATCATATGCTTCTGCTCTGCTGTTGATCCGCGAAGAGATGGGTGTCACGGACAAGGGCATAGAAAAACTAGTCAAAGAAATGGATCTAGATCCCGCAGATTTTATTAGCGAACGCAATGAGTGGTACGTTCTAGAGGACAAACGACTTTCGCCTGGCATGTACATAGTTAAGGAAGAGAAGTTAACCAAGCAGTTCAATGAAGTCTATGCTAAAGATAAAATAAGAGTTCCCGAAGAATCATATCCTATAGGTAACATATTTGGGTTGGATGTGTACGAGGTAACACACATCAATACTAATCAACCCGTTCTTATTACACTCGGAGAAATCTACAAATGAAAACTTTCAAGCAAATGTTTGATGAGGAAATGATGACCACTGGTGATGCTGGTATTCCTCAAGACACCAAGGACATGGGACCAAAAAAGAAAAAGAAATATTCGGTCTTAACTCGCAACTACATAGAAGTCAATGGTAAAAGAAAAAAGCAATTTAAATAATGGCATATTCAGATAAGGTGATGGACCACTACGAGAATCCTCGTAATGTGGGAAGACTAGATAAAGAAGCAGAGGATGTGGGCACTGGCATGGTCGGTGCTCCTGCTTGTGGTGATGTAATGCAGTTGCAGATTAAAGTAAACGACGAAGGAGTTATTGAAGATGCTAAGTTCAAAACCTACGGATGTGGAAGCGCAATTGCTTCATCAAGTTTACTTACTGAGTGGGTTAAGGGAAGAACCTTGGATGATGCTTCTGCTATTAGGAACACTGATATTGCCAATGAATTAGCCTTACCGCCCGTTAAAATCCATTGTAGTGTCTTGGCTGAAGACGCAATCAAAGCGGCAGTAAACGATTATAGGATGAAACATGTTTAAAATATATTTGATAGTTGCTTTCATGGGCGCTATTGCAGGAGGTTACTCCTATCATCAAGTTACAGTTTCTAAGTTTGAAGCCGGTATTGCTAAACTAGAAGCAAACAACCGTACCCTCAAAGAGAACAAAGTCCAGTTAGAACTTGCGAAAGCAACCGCAGAGAAGTCTCTCAAGGTGGCAGAAGAACAAGCAAAAGCACAAGGTGAGGCGATGACCAAACTCACTCAAGCAAACAATGCGTTGCAACGAGACAAAGACCAGGCGATGAGAATCTTCAAGGATCACAACCTCACTCGCTTGGCACGTGCACGACCAGATAGTATTCAACGTTTATCCAATGCGAAGACAAAGAAAGTGTTTAAGGAACTAGAAGATGATACCAAAGAAATTATGGCTCTTGACGATACCCCTCCTACTGACGGGGTGCAACCTAATGCCGAGACTGGAGTTCGGACCAAAGGAACAAATAATCCAACCGGAACCACAGATAGTAACGGTAGTTGAGAAAGAACCACTCCGTATCTATCAACCTCCTCTACCCGCATCAATTGACCTGCTTGACGTAAACTTCTTTGTCATCACAGAGGAGAACTTTGAAGAACAATTCAAGATCATAGAAAAGATGCAAGGGGGTCAGTTTGTTGTCTTTGCCCTCACCCCCGACGGTTACGAAAAGATGAGTGAGAACTTCCAAGAGGTTCGTCGCTATGTGTTACAACAGAAAGAACTCATCATCTACTACCGTGAAGCGACCACCGAGTCCGAAGGGACTACAGCAGAAGAGTGGCAAGAGAACAATGAAAAATGAGTGTTGATCACAACGGCGGTCTTCATCCAAATTTGTCATGGCTGCCTGATGTTTTTGCTGAAGGTCATATGCCAAACACCGCTGAAGTGAGTCATATGTGGAGAGCGATCAAAAGAATCACAAATTTTAAAACAGTGACTGAAATTGGTTTTAATTCTGGGCATAGCAGTTCTATCGTCATGTCTTTATTTGATGATGTTACAGTAACATCTTATGATATTTGTCTTCATCCAGAGACGATTGCCAACTCTGCGGTAGTAAAGGAGCACTTTGGTGATAGGTTTAACTTTCATCCTTATCACTCGTACTTTCTCAGAGAAGATTATCTATCCGGAGTCACGCCCGTTGAGAAAACCGATATCATCCTTATAGATGGCAGTCACCGTGGATTCTTTGTGAATAGTGATGCCGAGTTAGCCGAAGCCGTTGGATTTGAATGGATTCTTTTTGATGACTACGACTTTAGATCTGTTCGTGATCAAACCCACCGAGACACAATGTCTTTTCAAAATTCATGGCGATATGAAACTCGCAATAACAATGGCACTCCCGGTGTAAGTAGCCTCGCTCTTTTCAAGAAAAGTCTTGCTTAATCCTATAGGATGATATATAATAGTTCCACCGTATAAACAATAAACCTTGACGAATGAGGAAGTCTAAACATGCCCAGTAATTATCTACCCACCAGTTACCAAGAATTTATCCACCTGTCACGTTACTCAAGGTGGTTACCAGAAGAAGGGAGGCGAGAAACGTGGGAAGAAACAATCGGGCGTTACTTTGATTTTTTCACCGAACATCTCTGGGATACGTGTGAATACAGGCTACCTGCAAAAGTCCGCAACGAATTAGAAGAAGCAGTACTGACTCAGAAGGTCATGCCATCTATGCGGTGTCTAATGACTGCGGGTGAAGCACTCAAGCGCGAGAACATCGCTGGTTATAACTGTTCATACATTGCAGTTGACAAACCTTCATCGTTTGATGAGATCCTCTATGTGCTGATGAACGGTACTGGTGTTGGATTCTCGGTAGAACGACAACACATCTCATTATTGCCTGTTGTAGCAGATGAGTTTCACAGTACCGATACCACTATCGTTGTTGGAGACAGCAAACTCGCTTGGGCAAAAGCAATGAAAGAACTTGTTGGTCTGTTGTATGCGGGGCAAGTACCTGCATGGGATATGAGCAAAGTTCGTGCCGCAGGAGAACCGCTAAAGACTTTTGGTGGTCGTGCATCTGGTCCACAGCCATTGATTGATCTCTTTCAATTCTGTGTTGAGACTTTCAAGGGCGCCGCGGGTCGTAAGTTGACTTCAGTAGAGTGTCACGATATTGTCTGTAAGATTGCAGAGGTTGTCGTAGTAGGTGGTGTTCGACGTTCTGCGTTGATCTCACTGTCTAACCTGTCAGATGATCGTATGCGACATGCTAAAGCAGGGCAGTGGTGGAATGACTACGGGCACAGGGCACTAGCAAACAACAGTGCGGCATACACTGAGAAGCCTGATATCGGCATCTTCATGGACGAGTGGAAAGCACTGTATGACTCCAAGTCTGGTGAACGTGGTATTTTCAATCGTCAGTCTGCAAATCTAATTTCAGAAAAGTCTGGTCGCCGCGAGGTGGGTAACCATGAGTTTGGTACCAACCCTTGTTCGGAGATCATCCTTCGCTCTCGTGAATTCTGTAACCTATCAGAGGTTGTGGTTCGTGCGAGTGACAACCGCGAGACGCTACTTGAGAAAGTCCGTCTCGCAACTATTCTAGGAACGTTCCAATCTACTCTCGTGAACTTCAAGTATGTCTCTAAGGGATGGGTCAAGAACTGTGAAGAGGAACGTTTGCTTGGTGTGTCTATGACTGGTATCATGGACAACAAGTACACCAATGGTAAGTTGGGTGATCTACCCTCTCTGTTAGAAGAACTCAAAGCAGAAGCGGTCAAGGTGAACAAAGAACTTGCTACTAAACTTGGAATCAACCAATCTGTAGCAATCACCTGTGTTAAACCCTCTGGTACCGTCTCACAGTTAGTGGACGCCGCTTCTGGCATACATGCACGACATAACCCCTACTATATTCGTACTGTACGCGGAGACAAGAAAGATCCACTAACCAACTTCATGATTGATAAAGGCTTCCCTGCTGAAGACGATGCGATGAATCCATCACAGACTGTGGTATTTTCTTTCCCTGTTAAAGTAGACAAGGGTGCTGTATTCCGCACTGATATGACTGCTATTGAACAGTTAGAGATGTGGTTGATCTACCAGAAGCACTGGTGCGAACATAAGCCTTCTGTTACTATCTCTGTCAAAGAGCATGAGTGGATGGACGTAGGCGCATGGACGTATAATAACTTTGACTACATGAGTGGTGTATCATTCTTGCCTTTCAGTGATCACACGTACAAGCAAGCACCTTATCAGGATACTGATGAAGCAGGATACAAAGAGTTGCTGAAGATTATGCCGAAAGATGTAAACTGGGCAGATCTGAGCCAGTATGAAATGACTGATATGACGATTGGTTCTCAGGAACTTGCGTGTGCCGCAGGCAACTGTGAGATACAATAATGGACGAGTTTAATTACACACTCGTATGTCCTTCTTGTGAAGTGAGTGTGGAATTAAAAGTTTATGTTGAGGACGAGTTACCTGTCTATTGCTCTATGTGCGGCGAAGATGTCAACGAGGAGTGGACTATAGCCGACTGATATATAATACCATGAGCGAAGAATGGTATTACAATGGTAAGCCCTATGAACCCACCGAAGAGGAATTAAACTCTTTGGTGGGTTTTGTGTATGAGATAGAAGAAAAGAACACAGGTAAAAAATACATTGGTAAGAAAGGCTTTTGGCGATCAAAGATACTTCCTGTCACGAAAACGCGCAAGAGACGGAGGAGGACGCTCGTGGAGAGCGATTGGCGTAAATACTATGGTAGTAGTGCTCTTTTAAAAGAAATGGTAATTGAACACGGCGAACATATATATAATAGAGTGATTTTAAAATTGTGCATCAGTAAAGGGGCGATGTCCTATTACGAAGCCAAATTGCAGTTTGAGAACGATGTCTTACTGAGAGACGATTATTACAACGAATTTATTGGATGTAAAATTCACAGCAAACATGTTAAACTTTAAACAATATCTCAACGAAGGGATCAATGATCCCGCCATCTTCAAAGCAATCTTTCTTGCTGGTGGCCCTGGCTCTGGTAAGTCATTCATCGTAGGAAAGACTGGTTTGCCCGCCCTTGGTTATCGTGTTGTCAATTCAGATGACTCATTCGAACTCGCCATGCAGAAAGCAGGGCTTATACCCATGACACCCGAAAAGATCTTCTCTGTGAAAGGGCAAGAGATTCGTGGCAAAGCAAAAGCAATCACCGCAAAGAAGCAAGAGATCTTGATCAAAGGTCGCTTGGGTCTCACCATTGACGGTACTGGGCGTGACATTGACAAGTTGAAACGTCAAGCAAAAGAACTCAAGAAGTTCGGTTACGATGTCGCGATGATCTTCGTAAACACCGACAAAGAAACAGCACTCGCACGTAATCGTGCACGAGCAAGACAATTACCTGATGAAGAGGTCGCACGTATGTGGGAGACCATTCAAAAGAACATTGGTGCGTTTCAAACAATCTTTGGTAAGAAGAATTTCCTTGTTGTTGATAACAGTGACGGTAAGGATTTTACGAAAGAGACGTTACGTGCTTATCGTGACGCAACTAAATTCACCAATGCGCCTGCAAATAACCCTAAAGCGGTGAAGTGGATTGCAGACGAAAAGAAGAGACGTGGTATAAAATAGTTCTTGACAAGTTGTCAAGTCTTGTGTATAATGTACTTATAAGTATCTTTAAGGAGATAGTGAAGTGGTAGAAACAGTTAGAAAACGTGATGTGTGGGAAGTCTTTACTGAGATTGAAACAGCAAAGACTCGTAAGAAAAAACTAGAGACCTTGAAAAAATATGAAAATGAAATGCATGTAAGAGATGTATTGCAAGGCACATTTGATGATAGAATCCAATGGAATCTACCACTGGGAACACCTCCCTACACTCCCGGATCAGACGATGCTCCTCCTCAGGCATCACTCATGAAACTCCATTTGCGGTTCAAGTATTTTATAAAAGGCTTGAGGGCATGCGAAGAGTTACCCGCAATCAAACGAGAAAGGATGTTCATTGACATTCTTGAAACAGTTCACCCCAAAGACGCCCAAATATTGGTGTCAATGGTCAATAAAACCAAACCAGAATTTGATGGATTAACTAAAAAACTAGTACAGGAGGCTTTACCCGATTTAATCCCATGATGATTATGTGAATACCCAAATCGATAACAAGGAGACTTGCCTATGGTGGTAAACCAGATTGAACGACTAAAAAAAGACTCTAGGGAACTTGGACATTATATTCACAAGTTAAATAAAAAAGGTAAAGGAGATGCCGCTCATCGAATGCTTAAGAAACAAGCATTTTTAGATGCGGCAATACAGCAAGTCAACAGGGGGTGATCCAGATCTAAACGGGTGCCTCATGAGAGGCACTCTATTAGGAGAAAATAATCATGATGTACGGTGAAAATAATGGATCCAGTGAGATACTAAGGTATATCAAAAGTGGAACTATCGGCGCAGAGATTGGCGTCTGGAAAGGTTCTACATCGCAACACCTCGTTAAAAAGAAACTCAAAGAATTGCATCTGGTTGATCCATATGCACTACCCTCTGACCCTGTTGCAAAAGCAAATATGATCAAAAGATATGCACCCATGATTGATGGGAACACAGAGAAAGATTTTGTTAAATACTATGATGGTGTGCACGAAGGCATTTTGAGCATGTTTAAGAATCATAACGAAGTCACAATGCATCGGATGTCTAGTGAAGAGTGGTTTGCTCAAATAGAAGATAAGACGTTTGATTGGATCTACGTAGATGGTGACCACACGTTTGAGGGTTGTTACTTTGATCTAGTAGAGGCTGCCAAAAAGATTAAATCCGGTGGAGTGATGTTGGGTGATGATTACAAATCACTCCAGTGGAAAGGGAAAGAAGGTGTTGTACAAGCAGTGGATAAGTTTACTGCATTAAATTCACAGCATAAATTTACTATGCTAGATAAAGGGCAATTCAAATTTGAGATCGCATAATGCCAACCTATGATTTAAGAAACACAAAGACGGGTAAAGAGATATCGCATCTGTGTACTATTGCAGAGAAAGAAGCAATGGTCGCTAGTGGTGAATGGGAACAGTTTCACTCGCGGATGCCGGCAGATGTTACACACACCGGTAACATCATCAATAAGACCAGCGGTGACTGGAAAGATTTGATGAAGAAGATCAAGAAAGAAGCGGGTGGAAATACAGGGCTTTCAAAAGAGAAAAAGCGTAATTACGGATTCTTAGATAACTCAGTCAACACATGAGAAATAATCAAACTCCCGATATGCGTATCCGTCTAGATCAGATGGACACAATCTCTCCTATTACACCTCACCAAGAAGATGCTTGGAAAGCGTGGCGTGACGGTGATCATCTAGCACTCACTGGTACAGCAGGAACAGGTAAGACATTTCTTGCCATGTATCTTGCACTTGAAGAAGTGATGGACAAAAGTACACCGTATGAGACTCTTCACATTATCCGCAGTGTCGTGCCTACACGAGAGATAGGTTATCTGCCTGGTTCTGTAGAAGAGAAACTCAACGCATACACTGGACCATATCGCGCCGCGGCGACTGAATTGTTTAATGATCCTAAAGCATATGACAAGTTAGTGCATAACAATTATGTTACTTTTGAGTCCACATCCTACATTCGTGGTGTGACATATGATAGCAGTATTATTCTTGTTGATGAGATGCAGAACTTAAACTTTCACGAGTTAGACTCTGTGATCACTCGCGTGGGTCAAGCAACCAAGATTATGTTCTGTGGTGATTATTATCAGTCCGATTTTAAGCAAGAAAAAGATAAATCTGGGGTCAATCAATTTATAAATATCCTAGAGAATATGAAAGCATTTACATGTGTGCAGTTTGGATGGGAAGATATTGTCCGATCAGATTTTGTGCGTGACTATATCATGACCAAAGAATGGTTAAACATCAAATAAGGAGAACTGTATGGATTTAATTTTAGATTTAGCGATAACATTTTGGCAATGGGTAATCGTAGGTTGTATTGTTCTGGCTGGCTGGGTATGTACAAAGTTAGACGGACAGGGTGAAGAACGTGTTGGATTTAAATACGATGAAATGCCCAAGATGTCGCCTTTACCTATTGAGACTGCAAATAAAGGTTTCTGGAAAGGAGTCTGGCTGTGGTTGATGGGTGTACGTCAGTGGGAAATCGTAGAAGACTGGTACTTCTATCTTGAAGGACAACAGTATGTTGTACCCGCAGGATTCCAATTCGATGGTGCATCCGTACCTAAGTTTCTTGCCACCTTTCTATCACCCGTCGGTGTATTGCTCATGGGCGGACTAGTCCATGACTATGCATACAAGTATGCTACACTGCGCAAAGCAACCAAGAAGTATAGCGACATTGGTCCTATCACTCAACAACAAGCAGATGTATATTTCCGTGATATCTGCATTGAAGTCAACGGGTTCAAAGTGTTGAACTATCTCGCATACTGGTCGCTCCGTCTTGCTGGTTTCGTAGCATGGAATGGTCACAAGAAGAATGGTACTCACATCTAATGTCTGCGCCAACTCCTAGTGAGATTCTCCGGAGGTGGCAAGAAGATGAAGCACATTATAAGCGCAGATTAAAAAACCTTGACCACAACCCTAAAGATCCCGAGTATCGAATTCCTCCTCAGGGCAATTTGACGGTTTGTGATATGCAAAGAAAAATTTGGCAGATAATTCATGACGATGATCTGATAAGCATGACTGAACAGGGAAAGGCCGAGTTAGAACATTATTTGGAAAGAGCGTTTCTTATGGCGAAAAAAATGAACGCTAAATTGAGGCAATACAAATATGACTATGACGATACTTGGTATGCTGAAGAACGAGCAAAAGAAGCACTCTGGCTTGACGAGTTAAAACACGGAAATAAGGAATAAAAATGAAATACGCAAAAAAACTTTTAGGCGAACGTACAACTATGGACGGCATTGTTATCTGTGCTGTATGTGGTATGGTTATTTTATTTGGTGGTCTTGCTAAGATGTTAGCATGGGGCGGATTAGCATATGGCGCATGGACATTATTTAAAACTGAGAAATAAATAATGCGAAGTTATTATGAGTCTCCAAGGATTTGAAACAAAGCCAGGCACTGATCACATCGTCCGAGGCTTGGTAAAAAGCGCAAAAGGTACCATGTACAAGCGCACTGGACCTGTTGTTGATATGTGGGAACGAACTGAGTGGGAAGCAGGATACAATTACGAAGATCCTATTGCGGTCTTTGGCATTCTGCGTGGCACTGCCGATCTTATCAAGCAAGCAAAGACCTGGTACTATTTTGATCATGCTTACATTGCAGGCAACAAACACGGCAAAACATTCCTAGGCGAACCCATCTATAGACTCACGAAGAACTGGTATCATGTCAGGGAAATTCAAAAAATGGACAAGAGCGCAGACGCTCGCATTGCCAAGTATAAGGGCAAGTACGAGATAAAGCCTTGGCAACGAGACGGTAAATATATTCTTGTATGTCCACCGACACCTAATATGGAACACCAGTTTAATAAGAAAAATTGGCTCAATACCACGTTACAAACTCTTCAAAAATATAGCGACAGACCTATACTCATTCGTGACAAATATTCAGAGAAATCTTTGAGTGACGATTTAAAGAATGCATATGCCATGGTGTCATGCACGACGGCGGTATGTATTGATGCTATTCTTACAGGTGTACCTAGTTTTTGTGATGACATAGCAGTAGGACGTCCTATGTCGCTTACGGACTTTAGTAAAATAGAAACTCCTTACTATCCAGACGACCGGCAAGAATGGATATATACATTACTAACACATCAATTTACGATGTCTGAAATAAAAAATGGTACTGCGTGGAATATAGTTAATGGCTTATAATGAACTCAATCTGGGTCTTCTAAAGGACTACGTTTCCTCCTCTTACAATCTTGCTGACACAATGGCACTTCTATTGTGTAATAAGAATGGTCGTTACTTAGAGATAGGCGCGCACAAGCCTATCAAAGCCAATAACACCGCACTGCTAGAACTCAATGGTTGGAATGGTATCAGTCTTGAACTGAGCCAGAGAATGAAAAAGATATGGGCTGATGCAGGACGAAAACCTACAATAGTTATTGCTGACGCCATCACGTATGATTATGATGGACTGACCGACAAAGAGTTTGACTTCATTCAGTACGATATAGATCCTGCGGTGAATACGTTCAAGGTCTTTTATAACACAATGAAAGCGAACTTATCAACCAAATTTATTACCTATGAGCATGACCTCTATAGAGACTCGGGTCACAGTGCCTTTAAGTCTCAGGCACGTGATATGCTACATAGAAGAGGTTATAAAACTTTATTTGAAGATGTACCCGTGTTAGATGGACCTCGTTATATCCATGAAGACTGGTACGTAAGAGAAGATACTTTTGTTCCATTTGATCATAAGACATGGTACTCATGGGCGTCAGAGTATAGAACACATTTTGTTCCACACACAAGGAAATTAGTTAGATGACAAGTATTAACGAAGCGATGAGAGTTTATCTTGAAGGCAAAAGAGCCTATCATGTTATGAACTGGCATACGTTTACAGCGAATCCCGTCGGTGTTGCCGAGCATGGTGATTTTATGGAAACGTTAGAGAAAGAACTAGAGCATATCGCCAAGTATGACGAACTGCTCGCTACCCTGGAGAAGTTACAATGAACAGAGAAGAAGTATTTGAAACCTTAAAAATAGATGAAGGAGTCAAGTATGAAGTTTATGCCGACCACCTCGGATACCACACTTTTGGTGTCGGGCACCTCGTTACAAATGAAGATCCCGAATGGGGTGACTCGTTTGGGACTGTCGTCTCCGAAGAAAGAGTATGGGAATGTTTTGAAAAAGACCTTGATACCTCAATCAGTGAGTGTCACGCTTTATACGGCGAAGGGGACTTTGACGCATTTCCCGAAGAGGTCCAACAGATATTGGTCAACATGATGTTCAACATGGGTCGAACACGATTGTCTAAATTCAAGAACATGAACAAAGCAATTGAGGCAGGCGACTGGGCAAAAGCGGCAGTTGAAGGGCGTGATTCACGTTGGCACAAGCAAGTAACAAATCGGGCTGAACGTCTGATGGTTAGATTAGAGAACGTTTAAGAAGAAGTGACATGGCAAAGTATGGTAAATTTGATCCGCGAAACAAGAAGCGAACTAAAGATAAATATAGAAGTGAGACTAAGCGGTCTAAACCTGTGAATAAAAAACCAACATCAGTTGAGGACTATGAACAGATTAAAACTGCGTGATCCAAACGGTGCTAATTGGTACTTGTTTGATCAAACAATAAATTTTGCAGGTCGCTCTGGTGTGGGTGATGTGATGCTTGGTCTCAACACCGCATTTTATTGTTCGTATGTTTTAAAAAAAAAGTTACTCTAAACTTTTACTGGCCTAACGACAAAGACTGGACGTTTCACTTTGAAGATCCACAAACATTAGTGGAACAACAGAAGTATCTGCATAGTCGGATGCATGGCTATGATACTGTAGATGTTGAAGTGAATAATATCTTCAACGCAGACACGAGTTTTCTTGAGGGTGCATTACACTCTGGTATTGAGAATAAGTTTGGCTATAGAGTTCTCCACAATATCAACACATGGTTCTTTCGTGAACAATTTCTGAACGTACCTGTTGTTGACAATCTGGTCGTGATATGGAGAACAAAGTGGATTGATTCTAAATATCCTCTGTTCAAAGATAGTTATGACGCTTCATATTGGGATCTAATCATACCTATTCTAAAGATGAAGGGATATAATGTAGTAGAGGTCACTCATCGCACACCCATAAGCGAAGTCTTTTATTTGATCAGTCGGTGTAGGTTCGTGGTAGCCTACAACGGCATGTATCACTATCTTTCCAAGAATCTGATTAAGCCTATGATCGTATTAGGCAATTCTAAAATAATCCGAACACATAATCCACAAGCAATGTATTTCTATTCACCTGAAGAAGATGAAACTCCAAGAGCGTTATTAGATTATCTGATAGATATAGATAAGAATCTACCGTTAATGGAAGAAAAGGTGAAGGGTATTAAAGAAAGATTATATCCTAAAATATATGGCAAAAAATATGCTTAAATGCGCAGTAGGTATGATTCATCTTCCTGATGATCCTATATCACAGACATATAAAAATCTTGTATCACAGTCATGGATAAACGATGGCTTTACTCTGAGTTATTATCCTGGCATAACACCGGCTGACTTAGAGACAATAGAAAAACCTCTCACCTTTGGTCTCAAGGCGAATGGTAGAAACAAAGGTAATCCTCTGACAGATACCGAGAAAGCAATATGGTACAGTCACCGAATGATGTGGAACTATGCCAGCAAGAAAGCCAATCCTCTTATTGTTATAGAACACGATGCTCTGTTGCTAAAACATTTAGATGTATCCTCTATTAAACGACATCCTATTGTGGGCATATGTCACTGTAGTCTTTTATCAAAGAATCATGAGAGAGGTTATCGTATCTCAGCAGGAGGCGCATACATTGTTACACCTCGTATGGCAAGAAAAATGATAGCACAAATTCCTAAAGAAATTACTTTTAATAGTGACGCATTTATTCACAATTATATCACCCGATATGGTGTTTTTGAACACGAGTCTGTCACACAATTGTACTTGCCTGACGTAGGAAGTACAATTCAACATGACTGATTTTCAAGTATTCATAGGCTGGGATCCAAGAGAGAACGATGCATTTGAGGTAGCAAGAGCCTCAATTCTTGAGTATGCGCCTGACGTTCAAGTAACGCCTATTGTGCGCAGTGAACTAGAAGACTCTGGTCTGTATGACAGACACCATGACACCCTAGGAACATCTGAGTTCACGATCACACGATTCTTCGTGCCTTATTTAAGTCGTTATGAAGGGTTGTCTTTGTTCATGGATTGTGATATACTATGTACAACGGACATCAGAGAGATACTTAAAGAAGTTAATCCAGAAAATGCTGTAAGTTGTGTTCAGCATGACTACACACCTAAGACGACAGTAAAGATGGACGGTCAATCTCAGCATAACTATCCTAGAAAGAACTGGTCATCTGTCATGGTGTTTAACAATGCCAAGTGTAAGATCCTGACACCTGATATCGTGAATAGTGCGACCCCTAAATATCTGCACAGAATGTATTGGGCATCAAGCATAGGCAAGTTAAGTCACACATGGAACTATCTTGCAGGTTATTATGATGATATTGAACTACCCAACATCATTCATTATACAGATGGTGGCCCTTGGTTCAAAGGCTATGAGCATTGTGATTTTGCGAATGAGTGGATAAATTTTTATGAAAAGATTAATATATCAAGTAAGAGTGGGAGAAAGTCGCAACAGTAAGTTGTACGACACCTGTATTACTTCAGTCAAAAACTATTGTGACAGACACTCTATTGATCATTATGTTCTCAGATCACCACGTCTGCGTATAGCACCTGATCCTTTTACCTCTAACAGAAGCCAAGAGTCGCATCAAAAACATGGTGGATATTTGCCTATCTATGAGAAAGAGAATGCGTTTGATCTCATGGATGAATATGATCAAATTTGTATTGTAGACGCTGACATCTATATCCGAGAAGACGCACCCAATATATTTGATGATTTTGGTACTGACAAAGCATGGGGATCTGTTGCAGAACGAGAGATGCCTATTACTAAAGAGTACAAGCAAAAGATTGTCAATTACTCTCAAATGCAGTATCGGACATTGCATCCAAATCCTAACTTCAAGCCTAATAATCTTGGCTTTGAGTTCTACAACATGGGTATGATACTGATCAATTCAAAACTGTTTAAGCCTTATCTCAAGGGTCAGTCTGCGAGTCAGTTCATACGCCGCTTTGAGTTTCAGAAGTTTGTTGATGGTCAAGGCGCATGGAAATGGAGCACCGATCAGACATTGCTCAACTACTTTCTAAAGAGAGACAAAGTGCCTGTCAAACACATGAACTTCAAGTGGAATGGTCTGTTCACTGCCAACACCAAGATAACCGAGTGTCATTTTGTGCATTTCTTTTTAAAGGATAAACTGCCTAATCGTGGCGAAAACGTAGACGAACTAATGAAACTGATATGAACTTCGAAGAAAAAACACAAAAATATAGTACATGGGGTGACAAGTATCTCCAACACACCGATGTCTTACACTCTATCCAATATGAAGACACGTTCAAACCTATAACGGTTCAATTGTGTCCTGTTGAGATGTGTGATAGTGACTGTCCGTTCTGTTCAGTTGCGGCACGACCACTCAAGAGTTATATCAAGTGGGACGAGATGGTCCAGTTGTGTGCTGACTTTAAGCGCCTCGGTGCCAAAGCAGTAGAGATTACCGGTGGTGGTAATCCTTTACTGTATCGTGATAAAGAAGCAGGTAAAGATATCAATGATGTCATTGAATTGTTTGGCATGGAAGGGTTTGATATCGGCATCATTACCAACACAGAAAAACTAGAGCGACATCTAAACCCTAAGTTGTATAACTTCATCAACTGGATACGAATCTCTCTAATCAAATTAGATGAGGGCAAAGATCCTGAAGACTATGATTTTGGATCATTTCCTAGAGATCGTATGGGGCTATCTTATATCATCTATGATGGTAACGATAAACCGGATGTGCTGTCACGTACAGGACGAGTCTACTCAGGCACGACCAAAGAAACGATTCAGCGAATCGCTCGTGTGATTGAATTGAATCCGAAGATCAAGTTTTGCAGGATTGCAGGCAACGCCTTAATAGAAGGTGCGCAGATAGAAATACAGAACAAATATCGTGAGGTAGTGACTGAACTAGACACACTTAATAAATTCTTCATCAAGGATATATGGGGTGACACTCATGCGTTTGATGCTGGTTGTTATGTAGGTCTTACACGTCCTTACATTGCACCACATCCAGATGGCGGTGATTATCAAGTGTATGTCTGCACGAGTCACGTTTTAGAGAAGAGAACCTACGATCTAGATTTTAGTCTTGGATCCATTCAAGATGTGATAAAGATTTGGGATGATTGCAACAAGCGGTATGCCATCAAAGGTGTGCCCTACGAGATTCGTGGTGCAGGTGACGGCGGTTGGTCAGATGCTTGCTCAACGTGTTTGTACTATAACAATAACCGATTGCTACATACAGTGGCTCAACCTATGGATTATGATGATAGGAATTTCGCATGACCTTTGATGAAAATTATTTTAAATCTGTTAACTATATTGACTACATGAAAAGAGGTGGAAGATATGTCCAACTAGCAGATGAGATCATGAAACACCTAAAGGTCCATAATCTCGATCAAGGTCCTATTCTAGATTTTGGTTGTGCTGTCGGATTACTACTTGACGGGCTTCAAGAAATAGGTTATAATGACTTGTATGGTGTAGATATTTCTGACTGGGCTATTGAGCAAGCCACAAACAAAGGTCATACCGTATATAAAAAGCCACTGTATGATTCGGTGCATGGTGTGACTTTTGCTTTGGATGTTCTAGAGCATATGAGTGAAGATGACCTGCAGTACTTTATGACGGGTCTTTTAACGAAGGTGTTAGTGTTTAGAATACCTATTCGTCGTGAAGAAGATGATGATTACTTTTTAGAATGCTCACGAGCAGACCCAACGCACACTATCTGTTGGACAAAGAAAGAATGGGAACAATATTTTAAAGAACGGAATTATGTACCTCTGGATATCAATCTTCATACCATATACAATGGTGCTGGTGTGTATTCAGGCATAGCAATCAACCACGCCTTTTTGGATTATTTTAATGAATGATATAGCAGTCAATGCTTTAAGTAGACGATCAAAGCGCGTCTGGACAACACCAGGTCTCGGAGACCGAGCGTTAGTTGTCGCAATGCTAGGCAACTATGTAAAGAAACATGGCTATACACGATTGCATCTCAATAGAGAACACACACGAGCGGGTAGGGTAGAGAAGTGGCTAGAGATGGCGCAGTTTGTACCTGAAGTTGAAGTGGTCATGCATGACATTGGTGCGATGGACGATGGACCATGGAAACAATATCTTCTCGGTAAGGGATACAATGCAAAGTTGTATTGGTTTACTGAGACTATGGATATCACACCCATGGCAGATTTTAATCTACACACATATTTGAAAAAGTCACCTTTATTACCACCCGCAACTGTTTCGTATGATCTACCAGAAAAGTATATGGTTGAGCAGTGGGACTCTACTGATCCTAAACGACGAACCATACCTGCACAGAAGAAACAAATTCGTAAGAAGTGGCTAGATCAAGGCTATGAGTTGATCACGATAGGTGGTGAGGCAACGTCTGATTTTGCTAAGTACGACCTGACCAATATCAGCCATCTGATCGCAAACAGTTCAGGTTTTGTGGGCGTCAATTCAGGTATGTTCTGTTTCTCGTGGCTGTTTCTACCGTTTGATAAGATTTGGTTCTATGGCAAACCAGGTCAAGATCATGTGGATTGGATGGCAAAGTGGTGTAATTTCAATACGGGTGTAAAAGAGTTTAGGGCAGAGAAATGAAAGGCTCTATCATATATGTGAAAGGTCATGCGAAGTCTGAAGAGCAAGCGAGCCAAGCACAACAATCATTTATCAAGTATGGTTGGAATGTAGATCTTGTTGAAGGTGTTACACCTGAGACGTTAGACGATAAAGAATGGGATGTCTCTTGCATAGAAGGTGGTAGACTCATTGGCTTTCAACAAAAAGGTGAGCGGTCTTATCTGACAAAGAAATCCTGTCTGACAAATCATTACAGGCTCTGGCAGAAAGTCATAGAAACAAAACGACCTATGGCATTCATAGAACAAGATGCTATTTGTTGTGGTGCACCACCGAGTACATTTACGGGTGAGGTCTTAATTCTTAATGTTGATTATGCATTCTTACCACCATCGGTGCTAGGCTCACTCTCAAGAATGCATGGTTATAATCCACCCGCTAGTCTGACACCCGCATCATTACCCCGCGACTATCCGCTCAAGTACTACAAGAACAATGTGTATAAAGATCATGCAATGATGCCTGGTACTGCCGCGTATGTTGTAACACCAAAGGGCGCAAAGAAACTATTAAAAGCGGCAGATACACACGGCATTGATCAGTCTGATTTCTTTATCAATAACCACAACGTAGACATCACATATATAAGTCCAAGCCCAGTAAAATTCAACAGTATAAATTTGAATCTGAGTCATAAATTATGAACATAGAAATACCCACCTCAGTAGGTGATCTCATTGATAGAGTCACCATTCTTTCAATCAAAAGCATTCGCATACCAAACAGTGATGACACTGAATATGAAGAACTGAATGCTATTTTAGGTTCACTACCACTGTCCAATTGTGTGATGCATCACCAATATATTCTACTCGCTATCAACCAAGAGATATGGGAGGTTGAAGATTTCAATAGGCAGTGTGAGAGAGATCAAGAGTTTGGTGCATCTTTCATTGACAACGCAAGATCAGTCTACATGCTGAACGATCTTCGTGCACAGGTGAAGCGAACAATCAATAAGATGAGTGGTTCGGCGCTCACTGAATACAAGAGTCACGGAGACTACTCATGAAAAGAGCAATGATAACAGGCATATATGGTCAAGACGGAGCGTATCTTGCCAAACTTCTAGTCGAAAAAGGATATGAGGTCTACGGCGTATCTTCACGGCGTGTCAATCAATCAACGTCCAATCTAGACTGGCTCGGTGTTACTGGTATCAATTTTGTAAACGCTGATATGACAGACCAGACCAGTCTACAAAATGTAATCAAATCAATTCGACCCGATGAGTTCTATAATTTAGCCGCTATGAGTTTTGTGGGTAGCAGTTGGGACACACCGGTGTACACTTCGAATGTCAACGCTATGGGCGTGTTGTATGTGCTAGAAGCGATTAAAAATTATGCACCGCACTGCAAGGTCTATCAAGCCAGCACTAGTGAGATGTTCGGCAATTGCGGTGGTTTTCTTCCTAAGAATGAAGAAACTAATTTTGTGCCTCGGTCACCGTACGGAGTTGCGAAAACATTTGCTCACAATATGATGGTAAACTATCGTGAGAGTTACGGCATGTTTGCCGCTAATGGTATTCTCTTTAATCACGAGAGTCCTATTCGTGGGTTAGAGTTTGTCACACGAAAGATCACTGACGGTGTGGCTAAGATCTCACTGGGTTTGCAAGACACCATATCGTTGGGCAATCTAGACTCTAAGCGAGATTGGGGTTTCAGTGGTGATTATGTGAAAGCCATGCACGCCATGCTTCAAGCAGATGAGCCTGATGATTTTGTGATCGCAACAGGAAAGACATATACGATTCGTGACTTTCTAGATCTTGCTTTCATGGAGGTAGGTATTGAGGACTGGAGTAAACACGTATATCAAGATCCCGCATTTATTAGACCCGCGGAGTTAGATGTGTTGCTGGGTGATTCTACTAAAGCCAAGTTTGTTCTTGGATGGGAACCAGAAGTACCCCTCGGTGGACTTGTTGCAATGATGGTGGAGGCTGACATTGAGCGAAACTCATGAAAGAGATTGGGGATGGTGGCACATTCTCGTAGAGAAGGAGCCTCATGTCAAGGTGAAAGAGTTAGTTCTTGAGCCTGGTGGTGCACTATCGTTTCAAAAGCATAGCAAGAGAAACGAACACTGGTTTGTACTCAAAGGCAAGTTCACATTATATTTGGAAGACAAGTTAGGCAAGTCCGAGAGAACATACTCTGAGTACGAATCCTGTGTCATACCCAAGGGAACGTGGCATCAAGGTTGCAATCCATTTGATGAACCATGTTCTATACTTGAAGTTCAGTATGGTACTGAGTGCGTAGAAGAAGATATCAAGAGGAAGAATAGAAAGTTTTGAAAGGCTTCGTTATTACAATTGAAGATTTACCTAAGTCAGTCGCTGTTGCTGAGAGGTGTCAAAAATCTGCGGAGAAGTTTGGTGTAAGCACCGATATTTTTCCTGCGGTCACACCTGCTTTTAACCCTCGTGAACTCATCAAGAAGTTACGGCTCAACGATGAGCATTTCAAGGACGATATCGGCAGTAGACCTGATAATGTTATTGCTACATTTCTATCACACTATCGGCTATGGAGTAAATGCGCCGAAGGAAAAGAAACGTTTGTGATTTTTGAGCATGACGCGGTTGTGATTAACGAGATACCTAAGTATGCTATTTTTGCGGGTTGTATGAATATTGGTGCACCCAGTTACGGTAAGTTTGAACAACCTAGTATGATTGGTGTAAATCCTCTCACATCTAAGAATTATTTTCCAGGTGCTCATGCTTATATGCTCAAGCCACAAGCGGCAAAGATTTTGTGTGAGACTGCGATCACGACTGCGATGGCAACTGACGTATTTCTTCAGAAGTCTTTATTTCCTTGGCTAGAAGAATTTTATCCATGGCCGGTGATTGCAAAAGATACCTTCACTACAATACAAAATGAAACCGGTTGTTTAGCCAAGTACAACTACAGAAAGAATCCTACCGAATATGAATTCCTCAAAGTCTAGAGTATTTTTTACAGGGTGTGACAAGAACACCGAGTGGCAGTTACCGTGGTTTGTAAAGAACTACCAGAAGCACAATGACACACCGTTGGTCTTTGTGGACTTTGGTGTGTCAAACGAGATGCGAAGACAACCATTCTTCTCTAAGTTTATACAAGTACACACTGCACCTAAAGTAGCCGCAGGTGGTTGGTTTCACAAACCCGCTACAATGAAAATGATTGGCGAATTGTATGATGAAGCCTGTTGGTTAGACACGGATATACATATACTCGGTGATATGAGCGGCATCTTTGACTACGTAGAGAAAAACAAATTGTGTATGGTAGAAGACAAACCGTGGTCATCACGAAGAGGTGAGACGTGGCACAACAGCGGAGTGGTTGCATTCTCTGGAGTTCCTGATATACTTAACGCTTGGGTTACTGAATGTACAAGAAATCCAAGGCAAGGTGATCAAGAAGTTTTGCATGAGATTGTCCGAGAGTCTCCACTCAAAAGAATCGCTAACATATCAGATGCGCCTAACAAATATAACTGGTTGCGCATTCAGTTAATAGATGGACAAGACAGTTGGGATAAAGTGGCAATGCATTGGACAGGTGAAAAGGGTAATATGCAAATTAAAAAGTTGATGTACAATGAGTAATGTTTGGCACGTTCTAGGTAACGGTGATAAGGCTGTCTATTACAATCAACGTAAACAGAAAGAAGGTAAACTGTTATTGTGTAATATGCCTCCCTTTGAAGTTGACAAGAAGCCTTATGGCACGATGATGGTTGACTTTAAGATGATGATGGCACTTAACGAAGGTACTGTAAAACTTGATGCATATGATTGGATATTGGGCACACGTCCTCGTATATGGATGTACGAGCAAAGCAATTTTTATCTGAAATATGCTCGGTGTGTCAAAGAGTTTTATACGCACGTTCCAGATTATGCTGGCAATGCTACTAACTTTAACTGTGGTCATGCGGCAGTTCACTATGCCGCCAATCATAAGAAAGCGGATGAGATTCACATGTATGGTTTTGATACATTGTTTGATTTCAATATGAGATCTGTAACAGACTTGGTCCTGTCCAGTGATAGAACACAGACAAACAACTACAGATTGCTGAACAACTGGCGCCCGGTTTGGCGTGATATCTTTCGTGAATTTCCATCAACAAAATTTATACTACACCATAACCACGACAAATTAAAAATACCTGTGCTTGACAACATGGAAATAATAGTGTATAATGATACATTAACTAAAGCACAAACCGTCACAGATGCTTCTGATATATCCGATGGTCGTGGTATGGATCAACAAATCATCAATCCTGGTGCAGAGATTCCGCCCAATCGTGCAGAGCGTAGGAGATTAGCCGCCCTTGAAAGAAAGTATAAAAGGTAAATTCATTCATGAGCCAGTGATGATCGGCTATGACGATCTGATATCAGAAACACTCAGTACTGGTAGAACTTATAACACACCCGAGGGCAAGAAATATCCCTCAATAACAACCATCCTAAGTATACTGAGTGAAGAGAGTATACAAAAGTGGCGAGCGCGTGTTGGTGAAGAAGAAGCCAATCGTGTGTCTACACGTGCCTCACGGCGTGGAACTGCTGTTCACGAAGCGTTAGAAAAGTATGTCAATAATGTGGACTGGAAAGAATTGCTTGACACACAGACCCCAGATGTGATACAATCTATATCCAGTGTACGTGATGTCCTGGACAAATCACTAGGTAAAGTATATGGACAAGAGATCCCGTTATATTCTCATCATCTTAGGACTGCTGGTCGCGTTGACTGCGTTGCTGAGTTTAATGGAAAACCATCAATCATTGACTACAAAACAAGTAAAAAACTCAAACCAAAAAAGTTCATTGAAAACTACTTCTGTCAAGAAGCCGCTTATGCGATCATGTGGGAAGAACGCACCGGCATGCCAATTACCCAACTCGTTACCGTGATTGCGGTTGACGCTGGTAATGATGGCTTACCGTGTGCGCAAGTAGTGATAGAAAATCGTGACAATTGGACACCTATGTTATTGGAGACAATAGAAAAATATGAGCAAAGACAAAGTAAAAGAATCCGCTGAGTATGATAACTTTATTGGTGACAAGGTTGACATGTCACCTATAGGTCTAGATGCTTTTGGATTAGAAGTAACAGGTGTTGACCCTCAGTCTGCTGAAGCACACTGGGTTGGTATGCCTGAGTTTCGCCAAGAAGATCAAAAACCATTCAAGACTCTTTATGTTCATTTTCGCACTGAAGATGATTACAAAGAGTTTGCAGATGTGATCGGTCAGATTCTCACCAAAAAAACCAAGAGCATTTGGCACCCCAAGAATGAGATCACTAAAAATTCATTGTTAAGATGGGTAGAAGATGACGAATCCTAAGTATCCTGTATACATTATTAGTAAGGGTAGACATGAATCAATGTACACCTCTAGATCACTTGCTAGGATGCACGTGCCTCATTACATTGCTATTGAGCCACAAGATGAAGCAAACTATGAGGCTTGCTTAGATACGTTTGGTATTCGTGAGTATGTGACGCTATTGATTGCACCATTCAGCAATCATGGTGATGGTCCTGGTCGTGCTAGAAACTGGTGCTGGGATCATTCTATGGCTATGGGTGCTAAACGTCACTGGGTCATGGATGATAACATCACCGACTTCTATAGACTCCATGAGAATGTCCGCATTCGTGTTGGTTCTGGTGTATGTTTCAAGATCATGGAAGACTTTGTAGATCGGTACAAGAACGTCAAGATTGCTGGACCACAGTATCGTTTCTTTTGTGCGCCTAATCAGAAGTATCCACCATATGTGAAGAACACTCGGATCTATTCTTGTCTGTTGATTGAGAATGACTGTAAGCACCGCTGGCGTGGTCGATACAATGAAGATACTGATATCTGCTTGAACGTATTGAAAGACGGTGACTGTACTGTTCAGTTCAACGCATTCCTTCAAGGTAAAGGTGCTACTCAAACACTCAAGGGTGGTAACACTGAAGAGTTTTATCACAAAGAGATTGGTTATGATGCCGAGACTGGTGAAGCGATTCAAGCAGATGAAACTCTAGAGGTAAAAGACCGATACAATGTGGCAGGTACTGTGGCTAAATCTCAGATGCTTGTTGATATGCATCCTGATGTAGCAAAGATGGTGTTTCGATATGGACGTTGGCATCACCATGTAAACTATGAGCCGTTTAAGAAACTGCCATTAAAGTATACCGACGGTATAGATATACCTAAGGGCGTAAACAATTACGGCATGAGACTAATCAAAAACTGGAATTCAGATGAGCAATATCAGAGACGCGACCAAGACATTGCATGACAGGCTTGAAGCCTTACCTTTTAACAAGAGAATGTTTGAAGGTAATCAAACGAACGCCGAACGAGCGACATACCTTTGTTCTAATTTGGAAATCTTTGAAGTGTTAGATCCTCACGTTCCCGAAGACATGAGACGTAGCCATCTAATAGAAGAAGACATAGGCAAACTTGCCGAAGCCTTTGCAGACGCCCCTTCGACCACGTTTGCTTATAGGACATATCTAGAAAGAGTATGTGACGATTTAAGACCGCACATTTATCTTAACTATATGGGATTCATGTTCGGTGGTCAGATAATGAAGAAACGATATCCTCTAGCCGCTTCAATGTATGAGTTTGATGACATTGAAGGCAAGCGTGAATACATTCGTGAACGAGTCTGTGAAGGATATAATTCTCCTCACTGGAGAGGGTTTGTAGATGAGGTCAAGATTGGGTTTAAATGGCATATAGGTATTTCAAAAGAACTAGGCACATACTTTAATGTGGAATAAGTTTATAGATTTTGCTGAGTATGCTCAGATCATGATGAGTGGCTTTTGTGGTAAACCAGAAGTCTCTGTCAATGGTCCTCATACGGACATTCGCTACTCATCCACAAATGTTGATCTAGCAAACATATCTATTATTGATATGCGAGCAGAAAAGAAAATGTGGATGATGCACATTGCGTGTTTTGCCAATCCACGAAGACCCATGCCTATCTATGGGTTTGATGTTATATGTGGTGAGAACAAAGTTACTGGATGTTTTCATGACATGTCGCCCACACAACCGGGTGCACATCCGACACTGACTAAGTTCGGTGAGTTTGTGGGTCACTTCGTTCCCGCAAGAGAACGCGAGTTACCACCTTGGGCAAAAGAAATATTCTCACCTCACATGGTCGTCGCGGGTGCTACAAAAGACGAAAAAGAAACCACCAATCTTGTTTACATGGGTAAAGAAAATCTTTTCACTTGGTTTCAACATAACTCTGAAGACGGTGAGCATTGTAACCCTCCAATACAGACAGATCCTAAGATCATCTCCGCATATCTACAGTCCCTCAGTAAGTATTGTACAAACCAATTGATGAACACCAACTCTAAGAATGTTATGATATCATTAGGGCTGGATGAAGACTACGTAACCGAGTTCAAGAAACGCCAGTTTCCTTACTAATGAACAATCTTATTCCTACGGTATCTGTGGATCAGTGGCAGATGATTGAACATCGCCGCCAACAAGAATCGGACCACTGGCAAAAGATTCAAGAGCGAAATGCACTTAACTCTATTCTTACGATTGAGATAAACACCACAGAACTCTGCAATAGGTTCTGTGTATTCTGTCCTCGGCATGATCCAAAAGTATATGATAATAGAAATCTCCATCTCACCGTCAAAGGTGCGACCATTATCGCTGAAGAACTAGAGCGGTCATCATTTGAGGGCAAGATCTCGTTTAGTGGTTTTGGTGAGAATCTTCTCAATCCATGGTTTCCTGAAATCATCTCGGTGTTTAGAAAACATAGACCCAACAATGTCATTGAGTGCAACACCAACGGCGACAAGTTAGATGAGCATTATACACGTCGGATATTTGATGCGGGTATGTCCATCATTTATGTGAATCTCTATGATGGTGCAGAACAAGTTGAGCATTTTGATAAAATCTTTACCATGGCAGGCATACCTCAAGAAAAATATAGATATAGAGTGCACTGGGGTGACATGGAGAACCATGGTCTGGTGCTAAACAATCGGAGCGGTGTGGTTGACTGGATGGGCATTGAGGAATCAACGGTAGAAGCCGTCAAAGGCAAGCCTTGCTACTATCCATTCTATAAGATGTTTGTGGATTGGAATGGTGACTGTGTTTTATGTTGTAATGACTGGAATCGTGAACAGATTGTGGGTAATTTGATCACTCAGAGCCTACATGATGTCTGGTTTGGTAAGCCAATGCGTAAAATCCGAGAAAAACTGGGAAAAGGTGATCGCTCTGAGACCCCTTGCAAGAACTGTAACGTAGACGGCACCTTGTTTGGTAAGCAATCTTACGATTTCATAAATGGATTAGACACATGAAAAAAGCACTATGGTATACCGCTGGTATGCTCTCTCTGGGCATGGCCTACATCGGATTTGTCACACCTGGCATACCATTTAGCATCTTTTTGGTGTTTTCCGCATATTGTTTCAGCAAATCCTCTAAAAAAATGCATGATTATCTGTACAATCACAAGCACTTTGGACCCTTTCTGACTAATTGGGTAGAGAAGAGAATATTCCCCACCCGAATGAAGTACGCCATGGTGCTGGTTATGAGCAGTTCTATCGCATTCCTCTGGTTCACCACCTACAATCTCAACGCAGTACTGTGGTCAGGTGGCTTTATGGCGGCTGTGGCTATCTGGGCATGGAGATACCCTGGTTCAGAACATGAATGGAATTCACGTAATCCCTCCTGAACATGAAAATAAATCATGTAAAAAGATCTAAAAACTGTTGACAAAACATAAAAAACCTGCCATAATGTACTCATCAATTAAAGAAAAGAGTGCAAAAACATGGCTATATCAATCTTCGAAATTTGTTCCTTAGGTACTGTTAAAGGTGTTATTGCTGATACAGTTCACTATAAATTCGTTGAAGAAGGTATCAAAATTAGCGACATCAAGAGCCGTCGCCCTATCAACGAAGCAATCTATGGTGTCCTTGACACCATCACCGCCTCTACGGGTATCAAAGAGTTCTCTAGCCCTGACGTTCGCAAAGTTCGTGCGATGGTCGAATCTGAAATTTGCTTGCGAGTGGCTGACTAACATGGTAAAAAAACATGCTGAGATCTATACGTTCCCTAACCCTACTGATCGAACTGCTGAGTTGATCAAGCGAAGAAGACTTCAAGTGATGGTTCACAGTTGTCTGTATTACGCTCTGGACGAGAATATATGGGACGACCACACGTTCGATATGGCTTGTAAAGAACTAGTAGATCTCATGAAAAATCACCCAGGAGCGTATTCTGATCGGTTTGACGAGTACTTCGAGGGTTGGGATGGTAGTTCTGGGTACCATTTTCCTCACCGCGACTCGTGGGTTCTAGGTGCCGCGCAGAATCTCCTTAGATCAAACGGTTATATTGATATAACTAATTAGTCTAAAAAGAGTGTTGACATTTACCGCAAAACCTGCCATAATATGATTTTAAACAATGAGAGATTAGATATGAGATACAACATTCGCGCTGAGATTTGTGAGTTAGATGACATAATTTTCGAATCAATGGGCTTCGATGTCATCAAAGAGTTGGCTGAAGAGTATGTTGAAGACGAAGGTATGACTCAAGAAGAAGCAGAATGGGAAGCGTTGGTTGATCTTCGGTCAAGAGTTTTAGAAACCATGGGTGGCTAACATTCATCCCGTGAATAATGACTATTCATGAGGTTGATTGACAAGAGTGGTCGTTCCTGGTATAATAGTTACATAAATTAATGAGAAGGTGTTGATTATGAGAGAGATGTTGATTGAGGGTTTCGCAGAGCGTGGTTTGCAGTTGACTATTAGTCCTCCTGCGGCAAACATGCCTGTTGCAAAGTGTGTTCGTTTCACTAAACGCGCTCGTATGGGTTACAAGATCGAGTTCAATTTCTGTTTCGGTTCTGAGAAACGCATGTTTGATCATTGTGCTGACTATCTCAAGAACCTTGCTGATGTTGAGGCGTACAAAGCAGAGCGCAAAGCAAAACGTGCCGCTGAGAAAGCCGAGGCTCTGTCTAAAGTCAAAGAGGGTGACATCTTTGTTTCTTCTTGGGGTTGGGAACAGACCAACGTTGATGCTTATCAAGTCGTCGCTAAGAAAGGTGCAACTGTGACTCTTCGTGAGATTGCTCTTTGTAGTATCGAAGGCAGTGAAGGGTTCATGAGTGATCGTGTTGTTCCTGTTAAAGATTCTTTCATTGGCGAAGAGTTCAAGAAGCGAATCACTGGTCGCAGTATCACCATTAGTGACTTTCAGTCTGCGTTCCTAATGGGTGATCGTGAAGATTTTTACCGAAGTTGGTATGCATAATGCCTCGGTTCCGTCAAGAAGTAACGGTATGGGACAAAGCACCAACAACCCCAAACCACACCTACATTACTGAAGGCAGTTATCTGATTGGTATTGTACCACGAGGAACTAAAGAAGCCTTTATGTTTTCGTCACCTATAAAGCAATGGTCAGTATCCAGACGCAAGTTTCGTGATCTGACTGCAAAAGAGAAAAGGGAGTTAATATTGTGATAGTTACATCTATCCGTGACATAATAAAAGAAGAGTTGATTGATGATTTCATCCGTGAGGAACTGGTCGATTCGTTAAAGTATGCCGAAGAGAATCGAGACCTTGCATTAACAAATGCTCTACATACAGTGATTGCATATTATAGTGTCCCAGGAACGTACAGAGAAGGATCTTATGACCAGTAAAGTAAGTTTGGTTGGTATGACCAGCCCTTCAGCCCAAACAGGCTGTCACACCGCAGAAGATCTCATTGCGTATGCCGCACGAGTAAGTAATCCTGCTAACCAGAACAACACCAAGACTTCTGGTAAGTTGCTCAAGTATCTGATCAAAGAGAATCACTGGTCACCTTTTGAGATGGTGTCGGTAACGATGGAGATTACCACGACTCGTGATATCAGTCGGCAGATTCTTCGGCATCGGTCGTTCTCGTTTCAGGAGTTTTCTCAACGCTATGCTGAGGCTGAGTCTTTTACCACAAAGCGAGAGGCTCGGAAACAACACCCAAAAAATCGTCAGTTGAGTATGAAGGATGAAGATCCTACTCGCCAAGACAAGGCACAAGAGGTGTTTAACGAGATGCAAGCCGAAGTTGCCCGTGTCGCGAAGGACTACTATGAGATGGCTTTGAACCAAGGCATAGCCAAGGAGCAAGCCCGGGCTTTGTTACCCGAAGGACTCACCGAGACCACGCTTTACATGTCTGGTACGCTTCGTTCTTGGATTCATTATTGTGATCTGCGCGGTAGCAATGGTACTCAGGCTGAACACATGGAGATTGCTCAGATGGCACAATCTATTCTGAGTCAGCATTTTCCTAGCGTCATCAGTGCAATGGAGGAATTGCAGAATGAACGGTAAGAAAGCCAAGTTGCTCCGCAAGTACGGAAAGGTTGAAAAGAAGGCAAAAAAGGTGTATAATAGTCTAACACATACCGAACGTGGTGTGTTAAAAGAAGTTGCCGAGTTTAACATTGCAAGGAAGAAGACTATAGAATGAACGTGTTCTATTTACATCATGATCCAAAAGAATGTGCACAGATGCACTGCGACTCTCACGCATCTAAAATGTGTGTCGAGTATGCCCAATTGTTGTCTACCGCTCACCGAGTAGTTGATGGTAAGTTGTGGTACGGTAGAACAACTATTGGCAGACGCATCGCCCGATACTTTCATCCTGATGAAGAAATGCAACAAGAGTTATATCTGGCTTCTCACATCAATCATCCGTCTAACATATGGGTCAGAGAAAATGCATCCAATTATGAGTGGTTGTATGACATGTGGATTGAACTAGGGAAAGAGTATAGGCATCGGTACGGTCGTGAACATGCCTCAATCACTAAGTTAGAATTGCACCTCTTGGTGCCGCCTATCAACATAGAGCAGGGTGAGTTTACACAGCCAACCCCTGCTATGAAATCATATCCTCATTGTATAGTAGAAGGTGATTCGCAAACATCTTATCGCAATTTCTATTTTGAAGATAAACAATCGTTTGCTAAATGGACTAATCGTGCACCGCCTGGATGGTGGGTGGAGAAATTAAATGCCTAATAATAAAGGAGATCCACAGGCTCGTGCCGAGGGTCGTACAAAGCCAGATCGTAATTGGTATCCTGATGACTTTGACTGGTACTTAAAGTGGTTTGCATCCATTTTGATCCTTTCGTCTCTTGCTATGAGAGCCGCTGGTGTTGAATATCGGTATTGGGATTTGATACTAGGTCTTACCGGTGTCGCATTCTGGTTATGGGTTTCAATAATATGGCGTGATCGTGCCTTAATCATGTTAAATGCCGTGTCGCTGTTTATGTTAGGAACTACACTACTGAGAGAGTATGCATAATGGGTAAAGGAAGTAAGCCGAGACCACTAGCGGTTGATCGCAAAGAATTTGAAAACAACTGGGATAAAATATTCTCTGAGAGGACAGTAGAAGTGAAAGAACATAAACGTAAAGTGGTAATTGAAGAGCCGATATCAAGATTCTTTTCTGACAACGGAAAGCGAGAAGCAGTGGTTCTGCGAGGTGAAAAGGGTTTCTCGGTGGAACTGTTTGAAGGATCTCGCTATATAAGAACCGTGGACTGTTCAAAAAAATCAATTAACTGGGCAGAAGATGTTGCCGAAAACTGGACGCTAGGAGTATTATATGAATAAGAATGACGTGGTTACAGTGGTTGCCGTAACAGGCGCTGAGTATGTGGGCAAATATGAAAATGAAGACAGCAACGCAGTCTATATCAAAGACCCACATATCGTGACACCTGATGGCAACAATTTGGGTTTTATGCCTACGGTTGCAATGACAGGTGCTCCTGGTATTAGTCAAGTGAAGTTCTACAAGAGTGGTATTATTACCGTAGTGCCTACAGCCGATGAAGTTGTAAAGCAGTACGTTCAATCCACAAGCGGTATTGTATTGCAATGATAAGAGTAGTCGTCGCTGGATATGGTGCGGTCGGACAAGCCGTCGCACACGTATTGACAAAACATTCTGGAGTGGACGTCCTCATTGATGATCCTGCGAAGGGTTTAAACTATTATCGAGATGAATATATCGATCCTCCTGATGCGGTTGTCGTTTGTGTGGCTACACCCATGCGTGATAACGGATCGTGCAACACAGACCATGTGGAAGAAGTGTTTGAGAAGTACGGCAATGTAAAGTATCTGATCAAATCTGCTGTTGATCCTGTATGGATAGACAAGTGGAAGTTGTGGCGAGATATCACGGTATCGCCTGAGTTCTTAGGTAGTTCAAATATGAATCGCAATACGATGGAGGAGTTTGAACATCAGACATATGCGATATATGGTGGAGAATCTCCACGATTCTGGGATGAGTTGTTCAAGCCGGTGTTGCCCGATCTGTCAGAGGTAAAGTATTGTACTCTACAGCAAGCGGCGTTTGGTAAGTATGTTGAGAATACATTTCTAGCGACTAAGGTTGCATTCTTCAACGAGATGTATCAGATATATAACGATATAGGATTTGAAGGGTTTGATCAGATGGTTGATGCTATTACAATTGATCCTAGAATTGGCAGATCACACACACAAGTACCAGGTCCTGACGGTAAGTTTGGATACGGTGGGCATTGTTTGCCTAAAGATATGGCCGCTCTGAGATACATTGCAGGAGAGTCACCTCTGTTGGATGTGATCTCAGACGAGAATGACTTGCGTAGAGAATGTTAAACCGAGAAGCACTAAAAGAAGTGTTTAGTGACACAATTATTGCAACATTAATTAACTTTCCGTTAAACTTTGTGTTGATTTCTTTTGCATTTTATGTTAAAATGGATGCATTCAGTACGACACTGTTCTGTACTTCGGTGTTATTTGTGATTGCAATGATACGGAAGTATCTAGTAAGAATACATTTTCTAAACAGGAGCAATAATGGCTAAGAAAGCGAAGTTTATTCCTAAGAAGAAAAAGACACTGACGCCCGAACCCAACTGGGATAAGTTGCGTAAAGCCAAAACAGAAGAAGCAAGACTTGCCGCATTTAAAGAGTGTGAGGACTTTACTCACTACGAAGTGACCGATAAGGAGATATGCCATTCATTGCGACGATGGGTAGAGACTGGTACTGACTGGAATCTCGCTGATGAAGTCAAAAACATTCCTGACACTTATCTACTTGCGTTTGCTAAAAGTGGTTGGAAAGCAAGACAGTTAGGTTTTATGCCTGAACAAGTCTATAACTCTCTTTTTAAAAATCTTAAACCTATGCTAGAACGTGGGCACGAGATTAAAAAGAAGACAACACCTGACACCATAGAGTGGTCAGAACTTCCTGACGACTACTGGCTTCATCCGACTAAAGTGAAAGCATGGTTAAAAGAATGGAAGAAATTGTTGACCGAAACAAAGTCGTGGGAAGACTCTAAAGATGCCAACCTTAGAATGCAATTTCGCACTGCTCAGACCTATGTGTATAACATGAATATATATTTACGGACTGGCTTTTGGGGCGACTCACACTTTGGTGAAAAACGTGAAGGCAAAGTTCTCACAGTATGTAAAGTGCTCGCGTATGATAGCGAGGGAATGGTTAAACGAACAGTAGGCACTTATTATCCCGATATAGGTGCTATGTGGACACAGGAAGATCAGAATGCAAATAGGTGAATTAATGCTCACTAAACAGAAATTCACTCGCATGATAGAGGACACGGTGCACACCGCACGATTGTCCTACATTGATGCCGTAGTGCATATCTGCGACAAGAATCAGTTAGAGATTGAAGATGTGAAGAAGTATATCTCTGATCCTATCAAAGAAAAAATAGAGGCAGAAGCAATGCGCCTTAACTTTTTACCGAGAGGCAATGAACTGCCTTTTGGTTAAAAAACTCTTGACACCGGAGTATAAATAGTGTACTATATTATGAATCAAGTGGATAATCTGTAATACAAAAACATACTAAAAATACAAGGAAATATATATGTCGTTTCAAGATCTAAAACGTTCCAAAGGGAACACTATCGCTAAACTTGTTTCTGCCGCTTCCGGCGAATCAACCCCCGAAAAGAAATCATATGTGGATGAGCGCATCTGGAAACCTACTGTTGATAAAGCAGGTAATGGTTATGCTGTGTTGCGATTTCTGCCTCCCGCTGAAGGCAATGATTTACCGTGGGTTCGTTACTGGGATCATGGCTTCAAGGGTCCAACTGGTCAATGGTACATCGAGAAGTCTTTGACTTCAATCGGGCAACAAGATCCGGTATCAGAAGCAAACTCTAAGTTGTGGAATTCAGGTGATGACCGAGACAAAGAAATTGCGAGAGAGCGCAAACGCCGACTGCACTATGTATCAAACGTTCTGGTCGAATCAGATCCATCTAACCCAGCAAACGAAGGTCAAGTCTTTCTGTTTGTCTACGGTAAGAAGATCTATGATAAAATCATGGATGTAATGCAACCTGCATTTGCGGATGAAGATCCTATCAACCCATTTGACTTCTGGGAAGGTGCTTCATTCAAGTTGAAGATTCGCAACGTTGAGGGCTATCGTAATTACGATAAGTCTGAGTTCGCATCACCTTCAGCATTGTCTGATAGCGACGATGAACTAGAAGAGATCTATGATCGTATCTTTGATATCAATGAGTTCAGTGATCCTGACAACTATAAGACTTATGCTGAACTAGAAGCAAGGTTGAATATGGTGCTTGGTGTTACCTCTGATGCGGCTCCTGTCCACCAAGTGACTGAAGCACCTGTGATGAAGCAGGCTCCCGCGCCTGTTGTCGCTGAGACTGCTGAGGCTGATGAAGATGACACGATGTCATACTTTGCTAAGTTAGCCGCTGAGGAGTAAAGCGTTATTCCCTTAAGGGTTGCCATACAGGGGAGATCAGAAATGATCTCCCTTTTTTTTATGCCGCAGAGTATGCGTCTGCTCTTGACCCGTTGTTGAGAGTAGGAGATGACAAGATAGGTGCTTCATTAGTCACCTTGCTTGCACTCGTGTTGACTTGCTTGTTGTCGTTAATGATCTGCACAACACTACCACCGCTACCGCTTGGATCAGTGTTCTCTGAGATAACTGATGCTCGTTGAGCATTGATTGTAGGACCAGAAACTGCACCTAATAGTTCAGAAAAGTTTTCCATCTTGACTGGACTGATTGCTTCCATTCTGCCCAATTCATTATATGCATCAACGATCTTAGAGACGTTGGCAAGATTCACTTCACCACCAACATCGCTCATGTACTTGATGCCATCTGCCATTGGCTTTAGATTGTCATCAATTGCTTGAAGTCCAACCGCACCCAGAAGATTATCTGTGCCGTCTAGCATTCGCTGAAAGGCTGGACCTATGAAGTGACTGAGTTGATCAAATCGCATGAACGTATCTTCATCAACCACTTTTGTCATGTATTTGATACCATCAGCAACTGGTTTCAGATTATCATCAACACCTTGGAGTCCAGTAGCACCCAGAAGATCGTCTGTACCATCAAGGATTTTTTGGAATGCAGGACCTATGAAGCCCGCCACTTGGAGAAATCTTTGATCGTCAACTGAATTGAGTCTATCTATTCCCTCTGCGAGTGGTATGAGATTGTCGTCAATACCTTGGAGTCCAGTAGCACCTAATAGATCGTCTGTGCCATCAAGAATAGATTTTAATGCAAAACCGATAATGGGTGCTAGTGTTTCTAACTGGGTGGCATCAACATCATTCAATCTCACAAGCCCATTGGCGAGTGTTAGCATGTTGTCATCAATCATCTGGAAGACACCGGCTTCACCCATATCGCCTGCCGAGAGTGGTTCAAGAATTGCGTTAAGTCCTTCACCGACTCCTCGCATCTTCTCTACTGTCGGTACTTCAGCCTTGGCCAGCGCATCAACACCATCGGCTAGAGCAACAAGATTGTCATCCATCATCTGAAGAACGCCTGCTTCACCTAGATCAAATCCAGATAGAGGTGCGAGCA